CTTGCGGGCATCCTCCTCGGTCAATCCATACACGCTAACCAAAATCGTGACGGCCTGTTCGCTGGTGATCTGACCGACAGAAATGCTCTGAAGAATACCGATCAGGCTGGAAGCTGCCCCTGCCCCAATCTTGGTGATCAGCGCGTCCGGACGTGTGCCGGCACCGCCCGACACGTAGATTTCTTCTGCCTTACGCTGATCCACCTGCTCCTGCCAATCCAGGCCAAGCTCACCGAAATAATCCGACAGCGTGGAAAGCCCGGCCTTGTAGTCCTCGCGGGCCTGCATGGCCTCCCGGCCGGCGTCCACGGTCAGGCTCTTGGGTGTCTGCCAAGAAATACGGTCGTAATCCTTGGCGGCCGGCAGGTCGCCTTTGGCAATCGCCCTAGCAATAAAGAAACGCCAGGCGCGCTGACAGAATCGATCAATCAAAAGCCTTTGCCGCTGCTCAAACCGGCGCTGTGCCTTGGCAACAATAAACCGCATCCCTGCCCCACCAACCGCAGCGGGATCATAAACAAACTCCGGCGGCAGGTTTAGCCCTAAAGCGATATCGCGGATGAGGTACTTGGCAAACGGCTCAAAGCTGGATCCGGGGCGGGTCGGAGCAAGGTTCTCAATCTTTTCACCTGGCAACAGGCGCGGGATGTTGGCTGAGCTGGTGATCTCCTCGCGGGCAACATCATTGGTGGCATCCCTTGCCTCAATCTTACCAAAGAATCCGCCTGAGTTGGCCAACGGATCCCCGTTCTCCGATGTGATAACGGCCGCAATGGAGCTCTGAACTTTGAGCGCATCTTTCTCAAATTCAGTAATGAGCTTTAGATCCCGCAAGTGGTTAAGGGCGCGAGCCAAGGCGGAGGCGCCGCGCACTTGATCTGGGCGCTCAATCTCCATCAGGTGAATCACGTTGTCGCAATCAACTCGCCGATATTCGTTATCCAGTTCGACCAGGTATCCGGTCGGCTCTCCAAATTTTCCAAGGAAAACCCCGTCAGTAGTGGCGTAATCAGCTCCTTCGCAAACCCTATGACCTTCAACGACCTGCAACATTCCATCCTTGGTCATCATGACAAAGACGTCGCCATCAATGTCGATGGATCGCGATAAGGCCATCAAAAGATCCGCCCAGCTCATGCGGCCGGTGATTTCCGGGCAAGGAGCAATCACATCCCGCCAATACGATTCGGCCAGCTTCCCAAATTCCTGATCCTCGCCCCTGTACTGTGGACGCAGCCCGGATCCGATGGAATACTGCGCCACGGAATCCACCGCACCTTTGACCAGCCCGACGTTGCGGTACATGTGCCGAGCCAGTTTGAGAAGTTCGGTGCGAGTGGTTTTGCTTAAATCTTTTTGAGAATCCTGGGCATACGCCCCGTAAATGATGGGGCGCTTGCGTGAAAAGCCTGCTCCTTCGTAAGGCTGAAAGGTGGCAATGCCGGTTCCATACCCGGCCGTGAACGCACGCACCCCAGCGCCAATCCTAGTAATTAGAGAAACTTTAGGCGTCAAAGACATTGGTGAATGATCCTTCGGTTCTGGGAACGCGGTCACCATTGATGAAATCAATGGCAGCTTGAAAGAGAACAACACGTTCGGATGGTTTTTTGTCGATCATAAAGCTGGCCGACTGACCACCGGCCGAACTACCAACAACAGCGCGACCAGAATCAACCCCGCTCATGGCGTTGTCGCGCATGGTTTCTAGATTACGTAAGGCGCTGGCCGTAACCCCAGAAGCGGCTTTGAGCTCATTCAGGGCAACAGCCCGCGCAAGTTCGCGGGTATAGGCGGCCATCAGGTTTTTGCCTGTGTCAACGATTCGTCATCCTGAGCGGCCGTGGGTGTTATGATTTTGCCATACACTGCCCACCCAGCCAGATAGGTCTCGCAATCATACAAGTGATCCTGACGCTGCTTGATCCGGATCCATTCATACAGATCGCGTCCGGTTTTTCGGTTGATCCTATGGATCTTTTTATGGCTGCTCATGTGCTCCCGGTATTGGGGACTTACGTCGTGTGGAATTTCCCATATCGGCCCCTGCCCTCTCCGCAACCAAGCCAGCAAATCCTGACAACCTGGCGAACTTAAAAGAATGAGCATGCAGCCGGCGTCCGTTGGCTGCGGGGCGCTGTGGACTGATTTCATGCGACCTCTTGGGGTTTCGACAAAATAGTTGGCACGCTCTTCGCCCTTGATGGCCGTCCATCTGTAGCGAGCACAAATCCTGTAGGTGTCTTGGGTTTCGTATCCCGAATCCATACAGACGTGCTCCGGTCGCACCCCGCTTGCGTCAAGGTGTTGTGCCACATCCTCGATTGTCCTGGCGTGACCTTCATCCCACAGGCGGCTGGATCCATCCTTGGCAAAAGCCCGGATCACAAACCAATAACCATCGATCTGCCGATCGATCGCCGCCAACTTAAGGTGCTCTGCCGGCATTTCCTGTTTCTTGGCAAAGCTGCCAACAGGAATTTCAACGCTTGCATCGTCATCAAACTGATCGTCCCACGGTTGAGCCGCCCACCCGTTGACCCACCCCTGCAATCCGTGAAGGTAATGCTTTTCAGTTAAAAACTTTTTACACACGTCCGCAAATGTGACGGTGGGGCTATACCAAGATGGCAGCCGCATGCTGCGCCTGCCTTGCTCTGCTCCCGTGTTGGTGGCCACCCATTTGCCCTGCTCCACCGCCTTGCGCCTATGGCTTTCCGTCCACTTGGCCTTGCAGGATTCGCATTCGTAATAAGCAGACTCCGACACCTTCCTCAGATCCCATTTTCCATCCGAAAGCCTGGCATCCTGATCCCATCGCATCTGGGCAAACTCCATCGCTTGTGTGTTACCGCATTGATGGCATGGCACGTGAAAAAGTTCCTGACTGCCGGCAAGGTAGTTTTGCCAGATGTCTCCGGTGGCCAGAGTGGGGGTGGAGGTCAGCACGTGTTTTCTTTGCGGAAACGATTTCGTGCGCTCCAGTGCCAAGCTGTAGGCGCTGGCGTTCTTGTCGTCGGCCGGGGCAAAAGAATCCAATTCATCAAGCACGGCACAGCAAATTGGACGGCTGCTAAGATTGCTGGGCGAGTTACTGCCCACCAAGCTAAGCGTCATGGTTAAGAATTGCATTTCAAGGTTTTTGTAGTCGTCGCTGTCCCTTGGAAACACCGCCTTGACCGGCTTGCACTTCTCAAAGACCGGAGTCAGTCGCGTTTCGCTGTACGATCTCGCCAGATCCGCATTGGGCATGACCAGAAGTGACGGAGCCGGATCGTTCGCAATCCTGTACGCCAGCCAGACCGCAAGCGTCAGCGTTTTGCCTGTCTGGGATCCCCAGCAAAGCGTCACAGTGTGGACGCCCGGATCCGTCAGCGCTTCCAGCACGCCACGAACGTAGGGCGTCCAGGTGGTGCTATAAAGGCCGGGGCGGGCGGTCAGGCGGCCGTCTAAATAAATGTTTCGCTCTGCCCAATCAATGATTCCCGGCGGCTTTTCGTAGTGCCAGCGGATCCGTGCCCGGCGGTGCAGCTCCGCCTGTGCCTTGGTCACAGTGCCGCCTCGACCTGACGCATGATCTGCCCAACCTCGTTTTCAATTTCAGTCTCAACCTCGGCTGCCGGCCGATTGCCACAGATAGGAGCCAGCCGCTTGGCCATACCCTTAAGAAGTGGGACAAGGGCGTTGTCGCGCGCGGAAAGCACTTTGTCAGCTTCATCGACCGGCACCATCTTGCCCTCGGCCTGATCAATGTCCGGGCGGTCACCCTTCATCCGCCGCAATGCCTCCACAACTTTGGTGTAATTCCCTATCAGCTCAGACCGATCTGACCTTGTGCCGTCTTTGGCGCTTTCTCCAAGGCAAGCCGCCAGTTCCTCAAGGCGCTGAATTTCAACGTCCAGCCCGCCGCCCTTGGCTTTTACAAGCGGCTTGGACTGAAATGTCTGCTTATCCCGATAAACCGTGCGCCGGGACTTGCCAGTTTCGGCCATGGCCCTGCGCACATCGTGATTTACCGTCCTTCCCATGGCACTTTAATGTTTTTGATCAAAACTCAAGAAAATGACGCAGGTCT